GTTAATCCTGTTATTCGCCGCGTCATTGCTATCTTGAAAAAACAAGGCAAGATTGAAATTCCTAAGATTGATGGGCGCGAAGTTAAAATTGTTGCAAAGTCGCCATTGGCTCGTGCGCAACGCAATCAGGACATTATGCAGTTGACTAATTTTATTGGGTTGGTTACACAGACTATGGGGCCTGAGGCTGCATCTCAGTTTGTTGATGCCGGTAATGCGGTGAAGCAGTTGGCTGAGTGGTATGAAGTCCCGCAAAATATTTTAATTGACGAAACCGCTCGTCAGATGGCTGCAAAAGAGGCGCAAGCACAGCAAATGCAGCAGATGATGATGCGGCAACAGGCTCAACCACTACCTGAGGGAATGTTACCTTGAAAAACATCGATGGCATTGCAAGGTCAGAAGATGCAGAAAAACAGATTAATGAGGCAATTGCCCTAGCTTTTAAAGGAAAGTCGGGAGAGTTTGCCTTAAAGTATCTGCGTTCAATTAGTATCGAGCGTGTTATGGGGCCAAGTTTTGACCCTAATTCTTTAGCTCATATTGAAGGTCAACGATATATCGTGGGCATTATTGAGCAACGTATTAAGCAAGCACAAAAAGGAGATCAGCCATGACTGAAATGACAACTGAATCTGCTCCAACTGAGGGACAGGTCACTGAAGAAGCTGCGGTAGAGGTAGCATCTCGCCCTGATTATTTGCCTGAAAAGTTTTGGAATTCTGAAGAAGGCGCACCAAACATTGAGGGCATGGCAAAGTCGTACAGCGAGCTAGAAAAAAAATTTAGCCAACGTGCGTCTAGCTTGAAAGAAGAATTGCAAGCCGAATTAATGTCTGAGCGCAAAGAAGGCGTACCGGAATCGCCCGAAGGCTATGAATTTACTGCACCTGAGATTCCCAATATGCCCGAGGGTTGGGATGTTCAGATGCAATCAGATGACCCAATGCTAAATTGGTGGCGTGAAACCGCACACCAACAAGGTATGAGCCAAGAGCAGTTCCAAGATGGTATTAACAAGTACTTTGATCTGCATTTTGGCAGTTTGCCTGACCGAGAAGGTGAGCTAAAAGCACTGGGCGACAACGCTCAAGACCGCATTGATCGTGTGGATATGTGGCTAAATAAGAATCTTGATGAGAATGAATACAACGCAATTGCAGATTTTGCTGTAACCGCTGACGCAATACAGGTTTTGGAAAAGATTATTGGCATTGAGCAGTCTGAGCCTAGCCTATCAAGCTTTGAAGGCGAGCCGATGACTGGCAATGTGAATGAGGACAAGCTCCGTCAGATGATGGATGACCCTCGCTACTGGAAGCAGGGCGAGATCGATGATGCTTACCGCGCCGAGGTAACAAAAGCGTGGCAAAAGCATTATGGGTAAGTGAGTACTTGCTAACTTAGCAACCCTTGTATATGCTTCCCATAGCCCCGATGCGCTGATGCCTAGCCCCATGGGTAACTAGGCTGACTCGACAAAGGACAAGCTGATATTTAATTAAACTCTATTGGAGAACTGTTATGGCTAACACAATCGATACAGCCTTTGTTAAACAGTTTGAGAGCGAAGTACATCTAGCTTATCAGCGTAACGGTGCAAAGCTTCTCAACACTGTTCGTCGCAAGACAAACATTACAGGTGAATCTACCACCTTCCAAAAAATTGGTACTGGCACTGCAGGTACTAAGTCACGTAATGCACAAGTTCCATTGGCGAATCTTGAGCACACCAAAGTAGAGTGTTCACTCACTGATTACTACTTAGGTGAGTACATCGACAAGCTTGACGAGTTGAAGATTCAGCACGACGAGCGTGGCGCTGTATCTACTTCTTTGTCTAACGCATTGGGTCGTCAGTCTGATCAGCTCATCATTGATGCAGTTGACGGTTCTGGTAACGCAACCACTGGTACTGGCGCGCTTACTCAAGCTAAACTTGAAGAAATCTACGAAGCGTTTGGTAACAATGACGTTGCTGATGACGGTCAGCGTTACTTGTTGGTTTCACCTCAGGGTTGGACTGACTTGATGGGTATTACTGAGTTCTCAAGCCGTGACTACGTGCCTGAAGCTGAGTTGCCTTGGAAAGGCGCGGGCTTCTCTGCTAAGCGTTTCATGTCGTTCTTCGTCATGACTCACTCTGGCTTGTCTGCTACTGGTGCTGTTCGTAACTCTTTGGCTTATCACCGTTCAGCAGTAGGTGCTGCGTCTGGTGCTGAAGTATCTATGGACGTTACTTGGCAGGGTAAAGAGCAAGCTCACTTGATGGTAGCTTCTATGTCGCAAGGCGCAGTCTTGATTGACGACAATGGTTGTTACATCCTCAAGCACACTGAATCTTAAGGGGGTAACTCATGGCATATTCAGCTGACAACATGAAGCGTATGAACGTAGGCGACGAGTCTATGTACATCTACAAGTCATCCGATGCAATTGCTACTGTAGCTGCATCTGGTTACTTCAACAGCGCATACGCTGAATTAAAGAAAGGTGATGCGATCATTGTGATCGACTCATCAACTCCTACCATCGACATCTGTGTAGTGTCTAGCACCACTGGTGCTACCACTGTTACAGTAGTTAACGGTAGCTAATAGTCTGGGGGCTTCGGCCCCCATTCTTTAGGAATTATTATGGGCGCGACAACAAAGATAGCCGTTGCACAAAAAGCTTGTGCATTAATCGGTATGCAGCCAATTACTGCTTTTACTGACGATAGCTCAGAAGCTATTGTTCTTAATGCTATCTATGATGAAATTGTTGAGTCTGAATTAGCGGGTTATCCGTGGCGTTTTGCGATGGCACAACGCACGTTAAACCGTTTAGTAAGCGAACCTGCTTCACGTTGGGACGCTGCTTATCAAATACCATCTGATATTTTGATGGTAAGGGCTGTGACTGTAAGTGATAGTCCAATTCAATTTGACCGATATGATGACAACATTTACTGCGATGCAGGGGTAAATGAGACTGTTGTTTTAGATGGAACATATCGAGTTCTTGAAACTGATTGGCCTGCATTTTTCCGGCTTGGGATTGAGTATCGATTAGCTGCTGCATTAGCTAGCGGCGTATCTATGCAAGCGGACATGGCGCAGCTTTTTGATGAAAAGGCTGAGTTACAAATCCGTAAAGCAAAACAAATTGATGCATCATCTCAAACAACCAGAAAGGTAAACCTAAATCGTTTAGTTAACGCGAGAATGTAAGCCATGAGAAAGGTCAGAACGCTCCAGACTAACTTTGCGTCTGGTCAACTAGACCCATTAATGGCGGCACGTAGCGATACAAAGTCCTACGTTAATGGCGCGGAAACTCTTACCAATGTAATGAATCTTGTTCAAGGTGGCGTTAAGCGTCGCATGGGCATGAAACGTCTAGGTTATGCTA